TCATGAGCAGATCGCCGAGGATCGAGATGACCGGCCGCAGTCCGCCTACCACTACGCTAAGCAGATCGCCGATCGGACCTTGAACGAGCCCGATGAGAACCGTCGTGAGGTCTTTGACGACCGGGAGAATCTCGGAGCCGACCGCGGCGGCCGCGAGCGTGAGGTTGTCCTTGAGAGTCGAGAGGAGGCCGGAGAAGGTCTGGCTCGCCCGCTCCATTCCGCGAAAGAAGATCCCGCCTTCGGAGGTCATCGTCTGGAAGGCCTCGGTAATCGTCTCCGACGATATCTCCCCGGCCGATACCATCTCGAAGAGCCGCTCGTTGGTAACTCCAAGGTTACTCGAGAGAGTCTCGATAATCGGGACTCCGCGCTCGGCCATCTGGCGGATCTCTTCCATCGAAGCCCGGCCGATCGTCTGGACTTTCCCGTAGGCGAGGACGAGTCCTTGGAGCTTCTCGGCGTTCCCACCGGCGGTGTCGCCGATCATCCTCATCGTCCCGAGGACATCTTCGGCTTCGACTCCGAATGCGAGTAGATTCTGGGATCCCCGCGCGAGGTCCTGTAGCTGGAATGGAGTCGTCGCGGCAAACTGCTGGAGGTCGCCCATGATCTGGGCCGCCGCGTCCGCGCTCCCGAGCATCGTCTCGAATTGGATCGTGAGGTCTTCCATATCCGAGGCGGCCTTGATCGCGGCCGCGCCGATCGTCGCGACACCGGCGGCCGCCGCGATCCCGATCCGGGAGATCGTCCGCTTGAAGTTATTGACCCGGCTCTCGGCTTGGTTGAGGTCTTGCTCCCGAACGTCGAAGCCGAGAGTGGTCACGAGTTCCCGGACGGTTATTCCTGGCATCCTACTTCCCTAACTTCGATTCCATCTCCGACGATCGGAAAGCCGAGTGGGCCGCTTCGAAATCGGCCTTCATATCGAGAATCCCGTTCACCTTGTCGATGTCTTCCAGGTCCCACGAGTCGACCTCCGATAGAGGGAATCCCTCCGAGACCAAGCGCCAGATCGACCACTCGCTCTCGGTCCCTTCCTCTAACTTTCCGACTTCTCCGATCTTCTGCCAGTCTCTCCTTCGTTCATCTCGAGCCCGTTTAAGCCAAGAGTTTGCAGGATTCGGCCGCCACTGCTCAGGAGCGCGAAAGGGATGAACTTGTGGTACTTGGCGACCTCGAAAATGAGCGCGTAGAGACTCGAGAGGTCCAACGTAAAGACCGCGTCGACGGCGGCCGCGTCCGAAAGCTCGATCGGAGGCTTTCCCGGCTCATGGCAGACCGTCGTGGAGACCATCTCCGCAACGAAAGCCGTGAAGTCATCGTCGCTCATCGAAGCGAGTCCTTTCTGGAGTCCCGCCGCGAGAGCTTCCATATCGATCGTCGCCCCGCCCGAGAGGTCCCGCAATTCTCCGAGACCGCCGATAGCAGGGACAAGGATCGACAAAAGCTTGCGGTCGAGGCGGGCCGCCTTGAGAGCCCGCATCGGCCGGATCTCGAAAGTCCGGCCGTTTATCTCGACCTTCTTCGGTTCAATCAGCATCTCTCTTCCTCCTCATCCTTCCTTCCGAGAGATTCGCGTTAGAGAACGTTTCCGCCGACCACGAGCGAGGCGATTCCGGTATCGATCCGCCATTCGCGGTTGCTCAACTCGGCGGAAAACTCCGGGTCCGGCTCCTTCGCGACCCACGCTTGCGGAGCGCTGAAGAGCGTAGTCCCGTTGAGGTCTTTGACCACGAGCGGGAGCTTCCCGGCGTTCCCGAGCTTGTCGGCCGAATGGAGCGCCGAAAGCTGGTCGTTGGTGATCGAAGTCTGCTTGAGCGTAAGCGTGACCGCGTAGTCCGCTTGGTTCATGTTTACGCGATCGACTCCTCCGTCGGCCCCGCGGACCTTCGAGAACGCATCGCCGTTTCCGGCGATCGTCAAGAAAGTTCCGTCGGCATAGCCGGTGATCGTCACCGATCCGAAAGTCACGACGATGAGCTTCGGATCGTAAGTCCTTACTGTAGGATCGGCGGGCATCTATTTCCTCCTCCTCGGTATCTGACGTTAGACGGTCACGACCCCAGAGACTTCGACCTTGTGGATCGCTCCCTGGAGAGTAGCCGTGAACTCGACATCCGGGAGAAGCCGATTGGCCTTGTCGATCGACGAAACGTCGGCGACCTTCGGAACCGTGACCTCGATCGACTCTCCGACAAGAAGCCCCTGTCGAGCCGCTTCGTCGAGGACGCCCCGGACCGCTCCCTCGATCAGTTGGACTCCGGCGTCCGTGTAGGGGACTTTGTCGACGTTGACGAGGATCGAGAAAATCTCTTCCTGGAGCCGACTCTCGAGCCAGTCGATCCCCCGGATGATGTCGATATACTCGCCCGAGCCGACGGTCCCAAACTCGGTAATGTTGACCCCGGCCACCCGCTCGTAGATGTTCGCTTCCTTCCCGAGGGCGGCCGTGCGCTGCGCGCTCGTGAACTCCGCGAAGGTGAGCCCCGCGATCGTCTTGAACGCCCAGGTCTGGGATCCCGCGTCCCGGGGGAGAGCCTCCCCGTTCCACCCGGCCGAGAAGTAGAGATCGGGAGTCGGATGGTAGGCGACGGCGCTTCGATCGCGAGCGGCCGCGTTGATCACCGAGGCGATCTCGTTCGAGTCGCCGGTCGGGATGTAGAACGTCGTCACCGTCCCGTCCGGCTGGGAAACGCCTCCGGTCACTTCCTCGGTGACGGCCGCGACCGGGGATCCGACCCAGATAAAGATGGTCCGATTGTCGACATCCGACGGATCGAGTTGCGCCGGATATCCGGCGGCCACGAGAGCCGCGACCAGATCGTCCATCGTCGTGTCGTGATCGGCGTTGAACGAGACCGGGCCGACGTCATCGTCGGTTCCGTTCACGGTGATCGTGATCGTGATATCGTTCGAGGCGACGAAGTCGGCGTCGAAGACCAACTCCGCGATATCGCTCGCGTCGATGAAGTGGATCTTCCGCTCAGTCTCGGCCCATCCGGCCGCGCTCTCCCAATCGGCCTGGAGCTTCGAGTCGATCTGGAAGGTGTACCAGGAATTGCTCTCGACCTGGATCGCGGCGAGAGCGGCCGCCCAATCGGCGTCGCCGGAGTCCTTCCGGCCGATGGCGATAACCTGGGGTCTGGGATTCTGGGAGAAGAGCGCTTGCGCCGCTTTGTACGGGTTGTCGCTGATCGCCCATCCGTCGTCAACCATCTCCGAAAGGCTCGCATACGTTCGGTAGCGAGTGAACGGGACGGTCGTCTTCGAAGTCGCAAACTCAGAGGCGAAGAGAAAGATGCCGAAGCTCGCCCTCTGCACCGCCTGAGTCTGGCGATCAATCGAAATCTGGACGATGTCGTTGAGAGCCGGATCGCTCATTTACGGTCCTCCTTCGTATGTTCCGTCGTAATCGACGGTTTCGATATATCCCGGCGTGTAATCGGTCTGGGACCGGATTCCGAGCCGGATCTCCACGGTATGGCGATAGTACCACCTATCGTTTTCCTGCTCGCGAAGCGCGTTGATCGGGGAGGCTTGCCCGAGGTAGGCCGTCCCGTTCCCCGCAAATAGCGAGATGATGTCCTGGCGTTCGGTCGACTCGAGAAGTCTCGCAACTCGATCGCCTTCTCCGTTGACCTCCTCGAGGACCCAAACGTCTTCCCAATCTTCGTACAGGCTCTGGTTCCCGAGCGCGTCGGCCACCGTCGCGTAAGACCGTCCGATCCGGGTCCGCCCCGGCGATCGCTCGAGAACGATGTACGGGGATCCGTCGGTCGGCCGGGGCGCGTTCTGGTGGGACGCGATCACCGGCAGACTCTCTCCTCCTTCGGTATTGAGAATCTGGATAATCCACGAGCGGAGAAAGGTCCGCACGTCGACTATCTCGACCACTCCCATTTAAGCCGCCCCCTCGTAGCGAAGTCGATACTCGTGGTGGGCGAGTATCCCGTTGTTCCACGGCCGCTCTTCGATAAGCTCCCATCTTTGGCCGTCGACGATGAGAACGTCTCCCCGAACGTCTTCCCCTTCCTGGGAGACCTCGAGGACGGTGTCGATCTCGGTGTAGAGACTCGCTTGCCCGATATCGGTCCGTCCGACTTCGGTCGTCTCTACCGTCCGCCGGTCCGGCTGGAAGCTCCCCCGGATCGTGAACGTCGATGGAGCTCCATCCACCCAAATCCCACTCGCGTCGTAGGACCCGGAGGCCTTCCGCTCGATCGTAAGCTCGCGCGGGAAGAAGAGACTCATCGGATCGTCTCCTTATGCGTGACCGAGTTGCGCATCTCCCCGGTATCGATCAAAGGCTGAGAGCTTCCCTTCTGACGGATCGTCGACGGCGCGAGCGGTTCCCATGGTCCCCGCGCGATCGCCTCTTTGATCTGCCCGACGTGAAACTCTCCGAGAGTCGCAACCAAGTTCCGGACCGAAGCCCGGCCCTTGGTCTGGTATAGCCGACCAACGAGAATCCGGACCTGTTTCTCGATCTGCTTCTTCCCGGTATCGAAAGCGTAGCCCATGAAGTCCCGGCGAGGGATCGTCCCGTCGCGGGATCCGAAAACATGGATCGCGGCCCGCGCGGCGATGTTCGTCTCGGGATCCCCCGAGCCGTCCCCGTAGTAGCCGACCTTCGTCTTCGCTCTCTTCAGATCCTTGAGATCGTCGAGTATTCGGCCCCATCCGAGGTCCCGCTCCTTAACTCGTACACTCGCCATCGAGGTACCCTCCGGTCACTCCGACAAATGGGACCGATCCACTCATGAGCCCGATAAGCTGCCGTCCGTAGTGGGTCTGGCCGAGGTCCGGGTCGATCCCGGACTCCGGCGAAGCGTAGGAGACCGAGAGACCGCCCTCTTTCTTCGACGTCACGACTCCGGAGTCCCCGCCGTTGCGAGCGGCGAGCGTAAGAGTATGGGCCGCTCGAAGCGCGATCGCGAGTTGCGTATTGCGCCCGAAGGTACATACGCTCGTTCGCGCGGTCGCCAACGTGATATGGTCGGCCTTCCCCGCCGCCGCGGCGAGTTCCGGAGCGATAATGTCGATGATCTGAGAGGCGGTCCCGGTCGGCATCTCTTATCCCTTCTTGGCCCGCGTCGAACGGCTCGCCGTCTTAGGCTCTTCGCCCTTCTCTTCCTCGATGAGTTCGATCTGAGCGTGAATCTTCGAGCGGACCGAGCCCTCGGCCGAGTCGAGCCACTTCCGCAGCGTAGGGATATCCCACGTATCGGTAACGACCTTCTCGGCTTCGGCTTCATCGAGATCGGCAAAGCTCTTAGGCTCTTCGACCTTCACGGTCTTCACGCGAGCCTTTCCCTTCGTAGTCTCCGGAGTCTCGACCTTCTCGGCCACGACTTCGAGAGAGCCCCGCTCGACGTACTTTGCGAGAGTGTCCTTGACCTTCTCGAAGGTCGCGTCGGACACGTCGTTGTGTCCCGGCATCAGCCGGAGCCTCGCCCCGGCGTGGGCCGGGACGACCATCAAGCGCTGCTGCTTCCAATTCAGGATCATTCCTTCTCCTCCTCGTCCTTCCTATCGGAATGGCCGCGAGAGCGGCCCCCGGCGACTTAGATGTCGTCGCCGAAGGCCACGCTCAACGGATAGTAAACGATCACGCCGCCGAAGCGAGCGTGTACCGGGATGACGTACTCCATCCCATCCTTGTCTTCCTCCAGCTGCTCGAAGGGAACCGGAATCTCGAGAGTGAGATTCTGCGGATCGCGGTTGTACGCGATCATCCGATCGGCTCCCGCGGCCCCGGCCCCGGCGAGTTCGGTAACCCAATCGATGACCGAGATATGCGGATTGTTCTCGAGGAAAAACTGCATGATCGTGCGGCTCGAGTCCCCGGTCATCCGAGTATTCGCGATCAGCTCATACTGCTCGATGGGGAGCAGGATGGTGTCGGGAGCCTCGACTCCGTTGGTCGAATCGACGATCGCGGTCACGATCCCGGAGAGGTCGGCGACGATCTCGTCCGGAGTCTTTGTGTCCCACTCCTCGTCTCCGCCCGCGCCGTTCGGCACCGTGTACTCGGTGATTCCCGGATAGTCGATGAGACCTTGGATATTGAAATCCGTATCTCCCGACCACGCGAGATTGTTGATCAGCTGGTCGACGGCCCGGCGAGCGGACATCGCCCGGCGACCGTTGAGGTCGACTCCGGCCATCTGCGCCCGGCGGATCTCCTGGATGTTGTATCCGTAGGAAGACCCGAGGGATCGAACGCGGATCGTCTCCTCTTCGCCGTAGACATCCGCTCGGGGAAAGTCGTGGGCGTAATCGGCGATGATCTTCGCGAAGCCGATGTTGGTGAAACGCCGAAACGTAATCGTATCGGCTCCGGCCGAGGCCTCCATCGAGACCGGGATAAGCCCGGTCGCCTTGAGAGCCTTGAACTTCGTGTCGTAGGTCTGACGCTTGATGTATTCAAGCTGCCGCCGGAAAAAGGCGGACTCGTTGGCGTCCAACCTATAGGGGTGCTTTCGTCCCATCTCTTTTCTTCCTCCTCAGAAGGGAAATAGTCCGCCTTTATCTCAGGCGGTCCGACCTATTAGGTCAGATCGATGTTCTGGCCTCTGACTTCCAGATCCACGAGTCCGGCTCCGGTCCGCGAGGAGCGGAAGCGGGAATCGGTCAGGAAGCCGGAAGTCCCGAAGAGACCGTCGGCGGTCCGGATGTAGGCGACCGTGTTCTCCTCGATCGTCTCTCCGGCCTCGACCGTGATCAAGCCCTCAGCGAGAACGCTCATCGGCTCGTTCTGCGCGTAGACGGAAGCCTCGTTGTACTCCTTCTGGTCGAAGACCGAGACTCCGATGAAAACCAGATCCGGGTCCGAGTCGTAGGTGATCGTCCCGTCCGGCTGGGAACCGCCGCCGGTAACAGCCTCCGCGACGACGGCCGTCTGGCCGATGGTCGTGATGAAGAGAGTCCGGTTGTTGACGTCTCCCGAATCGAGAGCCGCTTCGTATCCGGCGGCCTCGACCGCCGCGACCAGAAGGTCCATCGTGTTGTCGTGAGAGACCGCGTAGACCACCGGGTCCAGCGCGACTCCCTGGATCGTAAGAACGATCGAGTTCGACGCAACGAAGTCGGCATCGAATACGATCTTCCCGCGATCGAGATGGAACCGATAGGCGTCACGGCCCCGGCCCCGGTAGCCGAAGACCGGGAGCCCGTAGGCGATCCCGTCGGCTTCCTCAGCCCTCCACGATTCGATCCGCCGGATGTTCGGAGTCCCGATCAGAAGCCCGGCGAGTCTCGCGTCCATATCTCCGTAAGCAGGCATCTTTTCCTCCTTGCCTTCCTGGGTTCGGTCGAGCCCCTCTTAGGAGGCTCGCCCCTTCCCGTAGTTTTTCCACTCGGAGGTCAGGCCATCGACCATCTTCTCCCGAGCCTTCTCGGAGTCGCCGGGCTCGTCCTGGTCGCCTCCGCTCTTTCCATCTTCCTTGGACTTCCGGGAGACCTTGCCGGCGTTCCGCTCGGCGGTCTCTTCGTTGGAGTCCATAACCTCGACGGCCGCGTCGAAGCGAGCGTCAAGATAGACGGCATCCGCCTTCTCGAGCTTCTCCTTGTCGGCGGTCGGGAAGACCGAGAGGATAACGGCCCGCTTGATCGTGGCCTCATCCATCTCGTCGGTGACTTCGACTCCGGCGTCCTCGGCGGATCGCAGAAGCTCGAGCCGCGCTTCGACGAGTTCGTCGATCTTCGCTTCGTC